AGACAACACGGATCCAGCGGCGGGCCTCATCCTTGGAGATGGTGATCGACTGCTGGGAAGCGGTGCCGGTCACCTGCGTGAAGGTGGCGCCGGTGATGTCGGTGTAGGTACCGCCGGAGGTATCGGAGGACTGCACCTTGATGTCCAAAGTCGGCGTGGTGCCGGTGCCGGCAGCCGAGTCGAGCACCAGGTACAGGTCGCCATCGCGGGCCTGCACATCGACCGCGGTGCCGTTGCCGGTGGCAGTACGAGCAGTGGTGGGGTGAAGGTTGGAGAGCTGGAGTTTGTCCAGCGCCTGGCGCAAGATGGTCATGATTCAACCTCAGGGGAAGGAACGGATTTGCGGCTCCGCTTGGGAGCTTCAGCTGGTTGGACTTCCAGCTCCACAGCAGGCACTGCCTTGTTGGAGCCGATCAGCAGATAGCCGTCTGCTTGCGATACCTCAAGGATGGAGCCCTCCGAGAAGGGCTCCCCAGAGATCATCACAGCGCTGACAATCTCAATCCTCATGATCAGGTCCCGAACACGAAGGCGCCGGGCTGCTTGACGGCAAAGTCAAGATCCTGCAGAGCAATCACGCGGACGGTGCCAGCGGTGGCGCCGCTGATGTCATCAATTTTGAGATCAAGCCCAGACCAAAGGCCCAGGATCATCTGACTGAAGTCACCGAACAGACAATCGTTGGTGCCCAGCTGGTTGGTCACCACCACGGGGTAGCCGTTGAGAGTGTCATCCATCAGGGCGAAGTTGCCCACGGTGCCGCCGGCCGACTTTTCCGTGGTCTTCAGTGCGCCGCGAGATGTGGCGTTGATGATGTAGTACATCGAGGCCACATCAGCGTTCGCCACTGCCACCTTGGTTTCCATCTCCACGTACTGGGCAAAGGTGCCAGTGCCGGTGATGGTCTGGCTGCCCAGGCCGGTGGTGTTGGTCAGACCCAGCGGCTGGTTGGTGGAACCGGTGCCGTAGATACCAGCGCGATCGATCTCAAGGCTCAGCACGCGAGCGAGATCATTGCGGATCATCGACTCAACGTCAATCGAACCCTGCAGCAGCAGCTTGCGGCTGTAATCCACGAAGGCCCCGATGGTCTTGGGGGTCATCGAGATCTGATCGAAAGCCTGCTGGCTTTCGGTGGGCGCGGCATTTTCGCCAACCCAGAATGCAGACGCCGCCGAAGTTTGCCTCGGGATAGAGACATTGCCCTGCAGGCCGTTGAGCACGGTGGCGCCAACATTGGCCAGCGCCAGGCGGTTGCGCAGCAGATCGATGAAATCGCCGGTGCGCAGGTCGGTGCTCACCAGGTTGCCGCCGGCGGTGGCGGTACCAACCAGCAGGTCACGCTGGCCGCGCAACACATCGCTGGGAACCATGATGCCCTGGCTGGGCTTGCCGGCACGCTGCTGGGCAGCTTCCGAGCACTCACGCTCGAACGCTGCAGCTTCCCAGGCCTCGCGGTTGTTGGGATTGGCCAGGGCGTTGATAGCGCGTTGGAAGGAGAAGCTGCGCACTTCGCTGGCGCTCATGCCGATGTCAGCGCTGCCGCCGATCGGTTGAACAGCAGCAGCCGGTGCAGCGTGCTGCTTAGCGGAGCGCTTGCCGATAGCAGCCAGCACATCCTTCATGGCATCAGCTTCGCTGGCGCCACGTTCGATCAGGCCCTGGGCCAGATCATCAGCCTTGTGCTCACGGCAGAGTGCCGTGATGGAGGCAACGCGGGAGCGCTCATCGGCCGCAGCCTGCGCCCGCACCGCCTCGAGATCGAGGGAAGTGTCTTCCATTGGGGGGTTAAGGGGTTGGGTTTGGGTTGCGGCCGTAGCCGCTCCATCGGCTTCGAGACTTCTCCCGATGCCAATGGTTGGATCGGCAGGAACGCCGACAATGGACACCTCGTAGGGACTCCACGATGTGGCGACGAAATCGCCGCTGCGCTCCTCCATCTGATTGATGGAGTACCCGACAGAGACATTCCGAAGAACGCCATCTGCCACGTCGGCCATCACCTCCTGCGCGAACGCATTGCGGCTGAACTTGACCGACACCATGCCGCGCTTCTTGTCACCATCCAGCCAGGCACGCTCCACCACGCCAACCACACGGCTGGTGTCGTGGTTGAACAGCAGCGGCGCACCATCAGCCAATCGGCTCAGGTCAACTGCTCCGCGCTCATGGCTCAGCACTTCATTGCCGAAGTAACGCTGAACCGGATACTCGCTGGAGAAGCTGAACTCCATCGTGCGCTCTTCGCTGATGGCGCTGCCATCCAGCTGCGCCGCCCGGCGATACGTCTGGCCTTCCAGATCACGCATCAAGTCCATCGCTATCTCCATCCTGGCTCAGGCTATCCAGTCCGAGTTGCTCACCTTCTGCAGAGTCTTCGCCTTCCTCTGCAGCTGGATCCATCGGCTCGACATAGCCGCCCAGGTCGTCATCTGCTGGGTTGGTATCGAACTGCAGCTCGAGCTCCTGCGCGCGATCCACCTCTGCCTTGCGTGCCACCAGCAGCTCCTCGAGGTCGCCGCCCTGCTCAGCCACGATCTGCGCCTGGGTGGCAAAGCCGCACCGCACGGCCTCCTTGTAGGCGTTCACTTCCTTCTCAGGGTCAACCCAGCCCCAGCCGCGCGGGAACCACTTCACCGCGTCGTAGCGCTCTGGCATCAGCTCATAGCCAGGCAGATCCAACTGGCCAACGGCTACAGCAGCGCGCATCCACTGCTCAAACACCGGCCGGTGCAGGTGCTCAATCATGAACTGCTGCAGAGTCCGCCAGTGCTCGCGCGACTCGAGCAGTTCCAGCCGGCTGCTTGAGTAGTTGGTCTGGCTGTAATCGGCCGACAGCGACGGATACGGCACGCCGGTGGTGGCCGCCACTGCACGGAGCATCGCCCGCATGAACGGCTCGAACTGACCGTCTGGTGCATCCAGGGTTGGCACGTTGACCGATTCACCAGGCGCCAGGTACTTGAAGACGCCAGGCTCGAAGTTGCTCACGCGCTCGTCTTGGTACACCTCATCACCCTGAAGCTCACCTTCAGGGCTGGTGATGAAGCCCATCAGGCTGCTCGCCGCACGGGCGCGCACAACCTCAGCTTCCTCGTACCCAGCCAGGTGATGCAGCCGCTTGATCGCCGCGGCGAACATCGGCACGCCTCTCGTCTGGCCCGGCCTTTCAATCATCGCCAGGTGCAGGATCTCAGCGGCTGGCACCTCAACCAGCTGATGCCCGAGGCCGTTCTGGATGTCGCCCGGGTGCCGCGTGCGGAACGCATAGCTGAGCGGCCGGCCCCACCGGTCCACCTTCACACCCATCCGCCATTCGCTGCCATCAGGCGCTGGCCCGTCGTTCTTGTCTTCCTTCACCAGGTCGGCCTCAAGCACCTCGAGCGCCAGCGGCACGCTGCTGCCACCGAATGCCTGCGGCACCATGCGGATGAACACCTCACCGCTTTCAGCCATCGCCTGGATCGCCAGCCGGCTGATCTCAACGAAGCTCAACCGGCCGGCGGTGTGGCATGTGCTCGGCCGGCACCACCGATCCCAGGCGGTTTCAATCTGACGGTTCAGCCGTTCATCCAGTCGCCCGCCACCACGCTGCATCGGCACCTGCGCCTGCAGGCGGATGCCATGGCCGATCACGTTGCAGGCAATCGCGCGCAATGCCTGCCGCGCGTAGGCGTTATCGCGCACCAGCTGGCGGCTGCGGTTGCGCAGGCGCACCAGGCTGCTGTTGATCTCAGCGTCAGCGCTGGTGCTGCTGGTCACCCAGTCGGAGGTCAGCCTGCTGACTACCGCGCCTTCATACGCACGCCGGCCGCGACTGGCTGCTGGCTTTGCTTGCTTGCGCTGTCGCTTGCTCATGCGCCGAACCTCACGAACAGATTGCGCGGATCACCAAGGCCCGCAGCCACCTTCTCGGCAGCACGCTCCCTGGCGACGATCGCCTTCAGCTGCGCTTCGCGCTCCATCAGCTGCGCCAGGTCGATCGCGGTGAAGCTGCGGCTGCCGATGGTGTATTGCTTGGCGCCCTTCACCACAATCGCCCGGATTGCAGCCTGCACTGCCTCGAGGTCCTGCTCGGCCTGACTGCGGCCATCAAATGCCGCCGGGTTGCTCACATAGCTCAGGCTTGGCATCACCTCTGTGATGCCGCTGCCCACCGTGATCACCGTGGCGCCGCTGCTGATCCTGCTCTGCCAGCTCCACACGCCCGCATCAAATCCAGCACTGGTGCCAGCTGGGATTGCCATCAGCCAGCCGCCATCACTGCGCGCTGTGCCCGTAACCGTCGCGCCTTCGTTGGTGGCGTTGAATCTCAGAAACGTCGTGAAGCTCCAACTGGCTGATGTAGCCGCTGCACCGTCAAGATCCAACGCAGCCGGCTCAATCCACTGCACCGTGTCGCCAGCTCGAATTGCCGCCGGAACTGTCATCGCAAAGCCTCCCGGCTCAGGCTATGAATCACCAGCCTGAGACAAATCCTCCAGGGCGTGATGCCACTGCCGGCCGCCGCTTTGCAGCTGGTGCTGGCTGGCTGCCTTGCTGCTTCAGCTGCTGCTCCAGCTGCTCCCACATTGTTGCCCTGTTGTACCGGCGTGCCACCAGCTGCAATGCCGCATAGGCCATCCGCGTGCAGTCGCCGCCTTCATCGCGTGCGCCTGATGGCAGCACCCAGCTGTAGGTCGTCTGGCCCTTGTCGCGCTTTGGCATCCGCTTCCACGGGAACAGCTCAGCCAAGAACTGATCCGTCGCTGCCATCCCGAAATGCAGGTAGCCAGGCCCCGGCTGCTCATTGCGCAGCCTGCCCTGCAGGTGGTTCACGCTGGCGTCGTAACCCACGTTGAACAGCAGCACGCCGCGCTTGGTCACACCCTGGTTCTTGCGGTTCACGTCCACCGGCACACCACGACCAATCAGCGGCTTGCCCTTCTGGTGTGCGCCCTTCATCGGCACCCAGCTGGACGTGCGGCTGCGGCACCAATCACGCACTTCATGCGTGGCATAGCCGCCATCATCAATGCCGCCCATGGTCAGCTTGAGCTCGGTGCCATCGGCCTTGCGCCATTTGGTCTTGGCGATCTGATCCAACTGCGCCAGCGTCTCCGGTTGCTGCGGGTCGCCGTCGATCTCCCAGTGCCCCAGGTGCCAGCCTTCCTCACCGCGGCCCCAGCCCCAGACCGTCAGCACCAACCGCTCACCGCTGGTGCCGCCGCCGCCCTGCACGTCAACGCCGGCGGTGATCAGCAGCACGCCATCAGGCACTGTGTCTTCCAGGTAGCCGTTGCCGGCTGCTTCGTTCTTGCGGCGCTCGGCCAAGCCATCGCCGGTGAGCTTGCCGCTGATGCTGTCTTCCCACGGTTCACCCAGCACCGTGTTGTGGAACGTCTGCAT